ATGATGCCCGACAGCATATTGTGCGCGGGTAGCAAGGCGGCGGGCTGCATGGATTTATGCCTAAAGGATGCCGGACTCGCAGCGGTTTACCGCAGCGTGAACCAAGCGCGGCAAGCGCGCACCGATTACTGGCACGCAGACCGCGAAGCTTTTCTGTCTCAACTGCGCCGCGAACTATCAAACTTCGCAAAGCTTTGCGCCAAGCAAGACGTGCAAGGCGTCGTGCGTCTTAACGTGCTGTCCGATATCGCATGGGAAGAGCACAACATACCGCAAGATTTCCCGACGCTGTACTTTTACGACTACACGAAGCGCGCCAAGCGACTCGGCAAAACACCGGCAAACTATGACCTGATGTTTTCATACAGCGCACGACACCAGTATCGCAAGCAAGTATTGATGGCGACGTGTCACGACAACCCAATCGCGGTTGTATTCAAAGGCGCCATGCCTGACTCATTCCTAGGGCGCGACGTTATCGACGGCGACCAATCAGATTTGACCAACGTCCACGCGGGCAAGGTAGTTATCGGGCTGAAGGCAAAAGGTCCGGCCAAGCATGACACCAGCGGTTTCGTGGTAGACGCCAACATCATTCCAACATTCACCGCAGCATAAGGAGACGCGACCATGGCTATATGCTGGAAAAACGACATACACGCGGAAGCAATTTTTACTTTCGCAAACCATGAGCAAGAGATTGCACAGCGAAGCTTCAAGCTAGACGTGACAGAGTCGGAAGACCGAGTCATCTACAACCTCATACAGTCAATGTTTGATATCAACAGCGTAGACGAGCTAGAACTCATGAGCGATATCGTCAAGGTATCGTTCTGCTTTTCTGATGGCGCGAGATATCCGCAGAAAAAACTAACGAAGAAAGAAGAGGAGCAACTGTGGAAGCTTCCCGTCATGAAAGCTTTCCTAGCACGCAATGGCAAGTACTACTTCGACGAGGAGCAGCGCGACGAGGTCGAGTCATCCATTAAAGAATTGCTTGACTGCTGGCAGGAGGAGATATGCTAAAGACATACTACGTCACAGTAGACATCAGACAGTGTCACATTTACGAAGTGAAGGCCGGTAGCAAAGAGGAGGCATACGACAAAATACACCACGCCAACCTTGGCGCACCAACCGAGCCGGTAAACCTTGAAACCGACGAGCCGATACCCGGCGTCGAGTACGGCGACTGCCTAGACCATGAGGTCTACACATACACTGAAGTCGCGGAGGAGGGGGAGTAATCCCCCTGGGCCCTCGGGCCCGCCTCGAGCATGCATATTCTATCAAGGCCGCAAGTCGCAAGTCGCAAGCCGCAGGCTTTTCCCTGCGATCCGCGGATCAAACAAGGCCGCAAGCATATATATTCGATCAAGGCCGCAAGCCGCAAGCGCCAACTTCTGGGGCCAGACCACCCGCGCACCCAAAAGTTGGCGGAAGGCCGCAAGCCCTCAGGCGCACGCACAGGATCGCACAAGGCCGCAAGGCCTCACCCCTCCCCTACCCCCTACTCGGGCGCGAAAAGCCCTCAAATCAAACTCTAGCCCCCTTGTGGGAGGGGGCGGGAGCGATTCCCCCTACCCTTTTCCCGCAAACACGAAGAATTTTCTAACTTACGCTTGGTTTTTCTTGCAAAATAACGTCAACGCACTATTATTAATAACGCTAAAGCAAACAAAAGGAGACTGCTAATGGCATACCGAGACAACAACCCCTTCACCCCGAAGGACATTGACCCTACCCTCGCCTCGTTTGGTGAACGCTCTGACGTATCACTGAAGAGCTTGGTAACCAACCAACGCTTCTCAGAAGAGACCATCTGCTTCAAGGCGACGGTATACATTCGTGACAAGCGGATGTTCTGTGCGGAGAACGATGGCCGAGGTGGAGCGAACCATTACTTCTGTCTGAGGAGTCAATCAATCGAAGACTTTGACAAGGCGATCAAGGTTGCTCGTCACGAAGCCCACGAGTACATGCTGGCCAAGTACCGCAACGAAGAAGAGGAGTCGATGAAAGGTTTCATCAAGGATTCGATTGATCGTTACGCCAACACTGACAGCACTGCGCTGCTGGATTGGCTGATCACTGACCTGATCAACGAGCGTCAGGCGCTGAAGGAAATGCGCTCACTGCTCAAGCGCAAGATCACTATCTACGATCCTGCAAAAAATAGGGTGTATTCATGGCCTTCCAAGCCGACCAAAGAAAACGTGGAGCAACACAGGGAATACTTCGTTGACACCAAGCAGATTAAAAACTCAAAGGATTGGAAGTGGATGAACCTCATCCCCGAAGCTGAAGCGTACAAGTATTGGAGGACTGCGCGATGAGTTCAATCGACGGTAAGATTTCCTGTGACCGCTGCGGCGAGTACAACCATGAGCGAAGCATGGTGTTTACCTTCCGCGATTCCGGCAAGCAGTTCGTATGCCACACCTGTGCTGATGAGTTCATTGAGAATGATGATTTAGATTCGTTAAGTTTTCTGGACGGTCTGTCTGACGAGGAACTGGCCATGCAACCCAACGCTCCTGAGGAAGACATCTTCTTCCCCTGCGACGAGTGCGGCACGATGACTGCTGAGCACATGCTTGCGTCCGTTCACACTGAGCCTCGTGAAAAACATACGATCATGCGTAAGTGCTGCCCGATGTGCTATAGCGAATGCTATGAAGACCCTCGTGGCGTCCCGACTGAGTACACCATCAGCTACGTTGAGGTAGTCAGGCATGAAGTAAAAGTGATGGGTATGAGCCGTGCTCAAGCGGAGCGAATCGTTCTATCAGGAAAGCATGCGATAGAGCGCAGGACTCGTTTACCTCAGGTGATTAGCAAGTCAATCACGAGGGATGGTTCATGAGAGTCCTTGATCTTTTCTCTGGTATCGGTGGGTTCTCGCTTGGTTTGGAGGCAGCAGGTATGACCACTGTTGCCTTCTGTGAGCGTGACCCGTATGGCACTGCAATTCTCAACAAGCATTGGCCTGATGTGCCTGTGCATAGTGATGTAAGGAATCTAGATGGAAAAAAATATGCCGGATCAATTGACGTTGTTTGCGGGGGCTTCCCGTGCCAACCATTTTCAGTCGCAGGAAAGCAGCGAGGCAAAGACGATGACCGTCACCTCTGGCCGGAAATGTTACGAGTCATCCGTGAATCCAAGCCTAGATGGGTTATTGGAGAGAACGTTTCTGGGTTCGTCCGCATGGCACTCGACGATGTGTCACTTGACTTGGAGAACGAAGGCTACGAAGTCAGGCCGTTTGTACTACCAGCTTGTGCCGTCGATGCGAAGCACCGAAGAGACAGGGTCTTCATCATCGCCTACAGAAAGCAATCTGTGGGCGACACCGAGCACGATGGACTACCTGCCTCAGAGATCGCCAGAGGCTCTGGACAAACTGAAGCAAGGTCAGCGCAAAGGTCGATCAAGGCCATCGAATCTGAGGGAGCAGGTAGACCCTCAGACGATGGAGCGATGGTTGTGGCCGACACCCACGGTGAAGAAACAATCGCTATGGCCAACGCCCCTGACGCGGGACTACAAGGGCGGGAGGTCGCCGGAGACATTGAAGGCGAAAGGTCGCACACCGACCAACAGTTTGCCGGATTCGGTTACGCATCAGGAAGGGCAGAGTGGACCTCTGAACCCGCAGTGGGTCGAATGGCTCATGGGGTTCCCAATCGGGTGGACAGAATCAAAGCTTTAGGCAACGCAGTTGTCCCCCAGTTAATTCAAATCATTGGCGAGTTGGTGCTCGCTGCAGACAAAGAAATATACGGAGATATTCGATGACAAACCTTAGGATTCGTTTTGTGGACGGCAGGGATGACTTAGTTGTCCCATGCCCGATGAACTACGGCAACTACTGGTGCATGTTCCAGTATCTATCTGAGTTGTTACGCACCAGATGTATCCACGAGGATGAGATTCGAGACGTGAACACGACTGAGCTTCCGACCACGGAGGCTGCATAACCATGTCTGACTTGCTGACATCAACGGAGCCGTACTTCAAAGAGACTCGTGGTGGTATGAGAGCCAACTCATCCACCATGCACCAGCACAAAGTTGAGCGCGAGTTCACTTGTGCGTGGTGTGGTGAGAAGTTCACGAGCATCCAGCCAACGGCCAAGTATTGCAGTGCGGCTCACCGCCACGCTGCTTTCAGGTCAGTACCAAGGCTTGGCAATCCCAAGGTGATACCGCGTCTGAAGAGGAGAGGGAAGGGCTATCGTCCACCGCTTGCGCTGATCCGTCAGGATTCCTGATCTAGACCCTCCTGGAATCCCTCATCTTCGAGTTCATCCTCAAGATCGAGGGGTTCCTCCACAGCAGCACCCGCAAGTTCCTCGTCCACCATGGCTTCATCCCCAAGCTCACCCTCAATCACCACGCCTGCGCGTTGAGCTAAAGCAGGCGCAAGCTGATTCTTTTCAATCAACTGCTGCAGCCTAGACTCGACCTCTGCTCTGTCCATCTGATCGATGCGTCCGTGCTTGATTTCTTTCTTATCGACCATCAGGCCCGCAAGTTTTGCTCTACCGAGTTCTGCTTGCACGGCTGCACCATAAGACCCATCTTCAACAGC